GAAACAATGAAATGAAATGGAATGAAAAGGGAGCAGAAACGGAACTGAACGGTTTTCATTTTAGTTAGTCAAACAGCGGTCTCGCGAGCGTCATTTTTAGAGCTCCGAAAACCCCGTTTTTTCGGTTACAAAAAACTGTTCTTTAGTTTTCAATGTGCACTACACCCTTAGTGGTTGATTAGTTGCAGTGCGCAGTGCAGGGGCTGAGTGATTGAGTCTGTGTGCAGTGCGCAGTGTGCAGTGCGCTTGGTCGGGAGCTATCCCCCTTCAACCAGCTGACTGCTACCACCCAACTAGTCGCGCGTTTGCACAAAAGAAAAGGGCGGTTACCCGCCCCTTCAGCTGATATGTTCAACGGAAGTTGTAGAACCAGCACACGAATGTGTTGAAGTTGTAGAAGTCAGCGTCGGTCGCAACCAATTCACCGGTGGGTGCGTAGTACAGGTCACCACGGTCACCAGCGCGGGTGCTGAGCGTTTCAACGAAGCGGAAGTCTTTGTACGCAAAGGTACGCAGGGGGTAGTTTTTGCATCTGCGGTTGGGGTTGGGCTTTTCTTCGACGGTTTTGATTTCGTCGAAGACTTTGCGACGGGCGTTGATCACGTCGAGGTTGGTGCACCAATTGATTTTGGAGTAACCGGTGTGGTTGAAGTGATTGTACAGTTCTTTCATTGTAATGACCTCCCAAAGTTTGTTGATTTGCGTGGTATCTCTGCCACAATTATATTATATACACTTTGGGCACAGAAATCAACTGTTTTTGAAACTTTTTGTTTTTTTCAGTCACGTGTTCTGTCTTCACCAATCAATCCAGCGATCAGTAACGCCACACCGATCAATGCGCAAGGACCGAAGAGAAACGCTGGATCAATTGCAATGAGAATCGCACCCAGGATGATCCGAATCCAGCTGATGCTCCGTCTGCGTTTCAGTGCGATCACCTCCTCTCTCAACCTATGACTGCACTCGCGGTCTGATGCTTAGTAATCATTGTGCGCTAGTAGGTCAACCAGGAAGGCCACAATGCCGATCTTGACTGGCCGAAGTGGCTGTGTCAACGGGCCTGTGCCTAGCGGGTGCTGCTTGTTGTACCTAGCGCGCTGCTTGGAGCGCCTAGTGGCCTTGCGCCTCATGTGTCTCAACAGACGCTGATTCTCTTTCGACAGGAATTGCACTCAGTCATCCTCCCCCGCAACCCGATTCGAGGATCGCATGCAGTCCTTGCAGATGTTCAACGTGCGCATGCTCGGGTTGAACGTCTCGATGTGGTAGTACTCCTCGCCCTCGTAGATCTCACCTCCGCAACAGGTGCAGTAGTGCAGGACTCTCGGCTCCTTAGGAGTCAGGCTCGGTTCAGGTGTCTCATAGCTCATTGCAGGTAACCTCCTTTGTAGAATCCGCCCCAGCACATGGCAAGGCCTAAGGCCTCCTGGCGAATGATCGTGCTCAACTGCATGTTGACCGCATCGGACTGCATGGCCGTGATTGCCATCAGGAGCACTCCGCCGATTCCGACGATTGCGCACATTGCGCGTTTAGTCCTGAGTTTCATGTTCAACCTCCTCAACTTTCCGAGACCGGGAAGCTCACGCTTCCTCAGTCTCTTTGAGATCGTCCTCAACGGTGGTCTTGATCTTCTTGGTACGAGGCTGCAGAGCCGGACCATTGAGCAGGAACGTCGTAGCACTCCAGGCAATAGGCTCGGTGGAACCGTCCTGCAGCAGGACAACGTGCGTCTCAGTCATGTAGACGATCTGGTACGGGACTTCGTTGTCTCGACGCAGCCACACCTTCTGGCCAACTGCATAATCGGACAAGCTCTTGCCAACACCAACCGTGCCAGCACGCTGCTTCGGGGCATTCAGAGCCTCCCAGTCGAGATCTTCGAGATGCACATCATGGCTGACCACATACTCCGCAACAGCCTTCCAGTTGGTGGCTTCCGGATCGTACGGCTGGCCGACCACAGGTGCCTTCGAGCGCTTCAGCAGCACCGGGTAGGACAGGTTGGTGGCAGCTGCCAGCTTACGCAGGCTAGCGTTCGGATACCGCTCAGCGGCCCACATCAGAAGGCCTTCGGTCTGGTCCAGGACGGTGAGGTTCTCGTTGCCGACAAAGTTGGCAGTGTTCTGAGCGACAGCTTCAGCGTTGGTGATGTTCTTCTTAGACATAGTAACTCCTTTCAAATGCTAGGTGGTTTAGGGACTAGCTGCCCTTACTTAATGGGGTAGGACTGATTGGCTCAATCCTGCCAGAAGCCTTAGTGACATTCTGATACCTCGATCTCGCAGTAGAGACCGTAACTCTCAAGCTGCTCTATGGCTGCCTCTTCGCTCGGTGCAAAGCAGGCCCCTCCGACGCGCTCTCCAGTCTCGATATCGGTAGCGTCCCAGTAATAGCTTTTCATTATATGCGCCTCCTTTCAACCCAGCTGTCTCAGCCGCTGGCGCTGTACTTATGGGGTGGAGCTTTTGGTAGGTTGCTCCGCCAGAACCCTGGGACTTGCTTCAACTCCTCCACATCGTACGCACCGCTCTAGCTTCCTATGTGAGGTCCTCGCAAGCTCGATGGCTGCTTGCTCAACATAAGGGTTGGAGCCCCTGTGCTCAGTGCTGAGTTGCTATTCAATTTTCAAGGTGCCGCCTGACTGACCCAGGCCGGAACTGCGTCCGGTTTACTGATCTGTGATGTCCTCCTTCATCTTACATCCATATTATAGTCTCTTTTGTTCTGAAAATCAAGTACTTTTTCAACTTTTTTTTGCTGTTCTTTTTGTACTCTCTCTTCATCTTACATCCATATTATAGGCTCAGTTCCGAAAAAAATCAAGCTTTTTTTCCGAAATTTCCTGTGAACTTTTACATAAAGAGCAGTGCTGTTTTTTATCTATTTTACCATTTATTTGAGTACTACTATACTACACTAATGCAGTAATGCCAGGTTTTACCCGCTAAAACATTTCGAGATTTTTAGAACAGGTGTTACCAGAAAAATTCCCAGTGCCTAAATTTCACAGATTGTAGAGCCGGTACCCCGAGAAAAAATTCCGGGGAGAAAGATTTCACGCCCCCTCAACTTTCCTCATCAACTCCCCCTCAACGATGGGCGTGTAGCCACATGGGGTACAGCCAGCGGTCTAGCGAACCATATTCTGCAGGAATACAAATGGGAGCCTGCAGGTCTCGCATGCTAGAGATCTGCGTTCCGGTTGCTCGGTTTCCATGACCAAGCTTAGTACCTCTCAACCAGACAAGCCGGGTAAAATTCTCTGAATCCGACTGCTCAAGTCCAAGAAAGCCCACATTCCAGGTAGCTTCGAGCAGTATGGTATGCGCAACTGCTGCGACTCCTGGAGTGTTCCCGCAGAGCAGTCCTAGTCTTAGATCCTTCAACGTAACACCATTTGGTGTTGCTCTCCAGTCAATATTAGAGCTGTCTGGCTCGAGAAAGAGCTTGGACCTAGACCAGTTTCGGATCCAGAGGCTCTCGGACACAATCCTCAACCATTCAACCCAATGCTCGTTTAGATCCTGGAATAGGCGAGCTCCAACAGGATTTCCGCCAGCGATATCTCTGTACATCGTGCTAGAGTACAATAAAAGCGCTCCTTTCATTCTAGCTTTGCGAAACATTAAAAGTACAATTTCTGAAAAAATTTCTTTCAGTTTACTTGCATTTTGCTCATCTTTATTATATAATAGAATTGAGGAAGATGCAAGGACAATTTGCATGAATTCAACACTAAATTTTGAACTGAAGGGAGTGTGAGCTTATGTGTAGAGTTTGTCAACATAGCCAGCGAGCAGACATTGAGAACATGCTGCTGGAGTTGACTGATAAGGAAAAAGGCATTACTGTTGAGAGCATTGCTGAAGAGTATGGCGTTTCGACTAACGAGCTTAAGCTGCACGCTCTGTATCATACTCCTCTGGTTCGGCCTGAGGACGTCGAGGTCATTGAGGCTACTCAACCGAGTGAGTTCGACAAGTTCGAGCCTGGCGTCCTCGTGACGGACGTTCCCTCAACTCAACCCGCGCAACCGACTCGTGACAGTTTAGTGCGTAGAGCTAAGCTGCGTGAGATGGACATGCTAGAAGCTGTCAGCCGTGAGTACCTTGTGACTCTGAAAGCAATGGGTCGCAGGATCAACAAGCTGGCTCGAACCAGCAACATTCCGGAAGAGGATCAGGATTTGCAGATCCAGATGGCTAAGATGCTCACTAAGCCGATGACTGATTTGTACATTGGTCTTGGTGGTGAGATTCGCCAGGCTGTAAAGACCATGTCTGAAGTGGATCGCATGCTGAATGGTCCTGAGGATGCTGCTGTTACGGGGCTGAGAGCTCTGACTGAAGCGATTCGAGGCAGTGGTGCATAATGGTTGATTGGAAACCATTCTCGCCTAAGGCACTGGATTTTATTCGCAACTCTAATGCGAAGTTGAACATAGCTCATGGAGCAGTTCGCTCGTCGAAGACGATTTCATGTACTGTCCGGTGGCTGTCGTACTTGATCTCTGGTCCTCCTGGAGATGTCGCCATGCTCGGGCGAACGACAGCCACCTTACAGCGAAATGTTCTGAATGACCTGTTTGATACTGTGGGCATTCAAAATTACAAATGGACAAATCGACAGCAGGGTGAGTTGCGTATCTTCAACAGACGCGTGTACTGCTTCGGCGCCAACAATGAGGACGCTGAGTCCAAGATTCGAGGCGCAACTTTTGCTGGAGCTCTGTGTGACGAGGTTAACTTGTATCCGCAGAGCGTGTTCAACCAGTTGATGGCTCGTCTGTCAGTTGAAGGAGCGATGTGCTTCTGTAACTGTAACCCTGACAGTCCTTATCACTGGTTCTACACCGATTACATTACGAATCCGAAGATCACCAACAAAAAGGTCTGGAAGTTCTTGATGGAGGACAACCTCAGCTTGAGTCAGTCCTACATTGAAGACTTGAAGCAGATGTACACTGGCGTCTGGTACGAGCGCATGATTCTGGGCAACTGGGTTGCTGCAGAAGGCCGCGTGTACGATATGTTCGCAACAGATAAGCACATGATCGATACTGCTAAGTACATTGAGCAGAGTGGTGTGCATCCGAGCGCTATTCGCTGGTTGGTTGGTTGCGACTACGGTACCTCAACTGTCATGTCTTGGGGCTTGTATGCTAAGTTTCCAGACACTGATAAATCTGGAATGCCGTTGATGTTGAAGGTTCGTGAGTTTTACTACGATGCTAAGAAGCGTAAAAAGCAGCAAACTGATGCTGAGTTCGTTGTAGAGTTTCAGAAATGGCTCGACGGCATTAAGCCGTGGGCTGTGTACTGCGACCCGTCAGCGGCTTCGTGGAAGGTAGCTTTGATGCGCCTTGGATATCGTGTGCTGAATGCTGATAATGACGTCATTAGCGGTATCAGACATGTCGCAACTCGTCTGACATGTGGTAAGTACTTTATCGATAAGTCCTGTGTTAACACTGAGCAGGAATATGCATCGTATGTGTGGGATCCAAATGCTCAACGAGTAGGCTTGGATAAGCCCTTAAAAGAGCATGACCATGCTTGTGATACTGACCGGTATGCTCTGTACACTGAGTCTTTGAATGGCATGTCTGGTGTCTATAAAGTTTAAGGAGTGAAGTGTATGCTCTATAATTTTGATTGGTTGAAGCCGGGGCAGAGCTTTCCTCCGGTTTGTGAGATGCCTCGTGTAATGCGTTACTGCCAGAATGCTCAACTGTTTGACGGTGACCATTTTGCAGACCCTGCATTTCGTACGCACGATCTGCATCAAGTAGACAGCATCAACTGCTACATTCAGTGCGCGAAGCGTATTTCGCAGGTGATCGGCAATTTTGAAGAGGTTGTGTCCTTCCCAACTCTTCTCAACTATCAGCGGTTGATGTCTCTTAAAATGGCAGACCTTGTCTGCGGCGAGCATCCTAACATTTCTGGCGCATCCGCTGAAGAGAACGAGACTATTCGCAACGTTCGCGATACTTCCGATTTTGACGCCAAAGTGTACTCAACTGTAATCGACATCAGTCGTTACGGCGATGCAGTGTGGCGTTTGTACTTAGATTACGACGGTAACTACAATTTTACCTGTTGGGATCCTGCTCAGTGGTACCCTGTAGTTCGGCAGGACGGTACCAATAGTATTATGGCGCACTGCCTGTGTTGGCGTGAGAATATCACCGGCGATCCGGCTAAGCCTGATTGGTACTTGCATGTACAGATTCACAGTACAGCTCCTTCTGAGGTTGGCCGATACGAAACTCGCATTTACAAGATGAACGAGTCTGGTAGCGTGATTCTGGATCAGGTTAGCAGCGGTTGGACCTCCACTGGGCTGGATCGTTGCGCTGTTCAACATATTCGAGCATTCTCAACCTCCAACAGCGTGTACGGCTACGATGATTACATGCCGCTGGACAGCATTCTCGCGGAGATTATGGCCCGTGTTGGTCAGATTTCTGCTATCCTGGATAAGCATGCTGATCCTAACATTACAGGTCCTGTCTCGATGCTTGAATGCGATGCTCGAACTGGTGAGTACCATCTGCACAGTGGTAAGTTCTTTGCTGTGTCTCCTGGTGAGGAGCAGCCAAGGTACATGACTTGGGATGGTCAGCTCACGAGTGCATTCAAGCAGCTTGAGTTCTTGATCAACCAGCTGTACATTTTGAGTGAGATGGGCGCTGCGCTGCTTGGTGGTCAGGATGGATCCAGCCAGGCAATTAGTGGCACTGCGATGCGTTTCAAGATGGTCAACCCTCTTGCAAAGGCTCGTCGAATTGCTAACGCTCTAACTCGGCCAGTTCGTCAACTGTTCGCAAGTTTGAGCAAGCAGCTTCAGTACGAGAACATTTCTGTACTGTGGTCTGATGGTCTGCCTGATGATCCGCGCGAGAACATCGAGAATGCCAAGCTGGCATCTGGTGCAGCTCAAATGATGCCTCTGGAAAAGGCTATCATGGAGTATTTCGACAGATCGAACGACGAGGCTAAGCAGTGGATTCAAATGATCCTAGACGAAAGAAAGCTTCTTCAACCAGACGCGGTAGAAGATCCGAACCACCCTGGTCCGCAAGATGGTACTGGTGTTAATAGCTCCGCTAAGGGCTCCGTAACAGGTCTGAATAATTTTAGATCTGCAACTAATATGGAGGATGGTGAGTAATATGACCATTATGCAGGGCGATGCTTACTACTTGCCCTTCAAGCTTCTTGTAGATAAGACTGAGATACTCCCTGCTAATGTCGAAACCATCGAGTTTAGTCTGGGCAACTTGCTGAAGTACTACCCTGGAGATGTTGAGTACCGAGATGAGTGCTATCAGCTGTACTTGTCTCAGCAGGAGACTTTTAAGTTGAGTCCGAAGTCTAGCTTGAAGGTAATTGTTCGAATCAAGTTTCCAGGCTCTCCTGATGTTGTGCGCGGTACGTTGGCAGATCCGATCAATGTGGAGGCTAGCACATCTAGGGAGGTGCTGTGATTGAGCATTGAGATCAACCTGACCGGACAATCTGAGATCAATGTCCATGTAGCTGCACCGAGTACAATTCAGGTACAGCTGCAGGATGTGTCGTTGATCAACGTAGTTGGTGAGAAGTATGAGGGCGATTATGAGGTAACCCCTTCAACTTACAACGATAAAGTTATGGCTACACAGAATATGGTTATGTCTAAGGACGTGACTATTCGTAAAATTCCACAGTTTGAGGTTTCGAACACAGCTGATGGAAAGACACTTATCATAGGGGAGGAGTACTATGGCTAATCAGTATGTAAACAAGGTTATCATTGGTACGGAAGTTAAACTTGACCTTACTCAGGACGATATCACTCCTGATAAGCTGGCTGCGGGTATTAAAGCCCATGACAAATCTGGCGCACCTATCGTTGGTACAAGTACAAAGGATGCTGACACCAGCGATGCAACTGCCGTTGCTGCAGAAATTCTGAAGGATAAGACAGCATACGTTGCAGGATCTAAGCTGACTGGTACAATGCCCAACAATGGTGCAAAGCACTTGAAAATCACCAGTAGAGATACTCCTGTATCTATTCCGATGGGCTTTCACGACGGTTCTGGTGATGCTGCTATCGACGCTGATGAGGCTGCAAAGCTGATTCCGGCCAACATTCGTGAGGGTATCACGGTGCTCGGTGTTGAAGGCACTATGTCTGGTTCTGAGGGTGTAAAGCCTCAGGCGAAGACAGTTACTCCGACATTCGTACAGCAGGAAGTTACCCCTGACAGTCCTGATTACAATTATCTGTCTTCTGTGACGGTTGCTGCAATTCCTGTCACCTATACGGACAACGCTCAGGGAGGCCAGACGCTGAAAGTAGGTGCTTAATCGTGGCAGTCAACAAGGTTGAAATCAACGGCGAAGTAAAGCTTGATCTCACGCAGGACACTGTGACGGAGAATACATTGCTAAAGGGCGTAACTGCACATGACGCGGCTGGGAATTTAGTTGAGGGCAAGGTTGTCACTACGCCAGTGCCGAAGACCTCTAATTTGCTAAAGGGCGACGGCGCGGGCGGCGTTAGCGCCGCGGTTCCCGGCACGGATTATCTGACGGAAGCACCTGTCACGTCTGTCAACGGCGCGACCGGCGAAGTGAAGAGCACGTTTTATGTGACAGTGACGCAAGGAGACGATGACAGTGTAACTGCCGACAAAACGGCTGCGGAAGTGTATGCGGCATATGCGGCAGGGTATGCAGTGTATGCGAGTGTAAATCTCTACGATTTTCCCTATCCAGCCATTCTTCCAATGGTCGTAGGGTTTAAGCGTTCCGACCTAGTGTTACTTGTATTTGCAGCGTTGGCCGGGACCAAAAGTTTTATGGCCGCGCAATATAACGGGTCTGTTTGGTCGATAATAACTGGAACGCTGGCAAGTAGCGAGGATATACCAACGGTTCCGGAGTACCTCCCGAACCCGGATGCACTCAACATCAAGATCGGAAATACGACGACGAGCTACGACGGAAGCGCGGCGAAAACCGTGGAAATCCCAGAAGGTGTGCCTTCTGTTACAACCGCTGATAATGGAAAATTCCTGCGAGTAGTAAATGGGGCATGGGCGGCTGCGGTAATTGACAATGCGAACGGAGGTAGCTTCTGATGGCTGAATACCTGACAAACACGGCTGACCTTACAGCGGTCGCCGACGCGATCCGGGAGAAGGGCGGCACGGCTGCGCAGTTGGTGTACCCTGACGGCTTCGTGTCGGCTATTCAGGCAATCCAGACCGGTACTCCGCTGCAGATTGTCGTTACGGCTAGCGCGGGCGCGACAATCACAGCTACAAAGGGCAGCAAGGTAGTTTCTGGCGTAGCTGATGCTAACGGACAGTGTACATTGATTGTGGATGAGGTCGGTACATGGACGGTCGTTGGTACTTTGGGCGCTCAATCTGCTACTGCGGATGTTTTAATCGGCGAGGCTGCTGTTGCTTTAAAAATGTATGTACCAGTATTTGCGGATAACGATTGGAGCACTATTATTGAAGCATGTCAAAGCGGTGCTGTACCAGATACGTGGGCTGTTGGCGATAGCAAGCCTATGATTATTAATGGTACAGAATATCAAATTGATATTCTTGGAAAAAATCATGATGATTATTACGACGGATCGGGAAAGGCTCCTCTGACATTCATATTGCATAATTGCTACGATACCCGGTACCAGATGAATAGCTCGAATAGCAGTTCGACAAAAGCATGGAAGAATACACGTATGAGAAAAACAGTGCTTCCGGCGATTCTGAAGTTAATGCCTGAGGAAGTGCAGTCTGCTATCAAGCAGGTGTCAAAGACTACTGGAGATGGTGGCGAGTACGGTGCAACATACTCTACTACTGCTGAAACTCTCTTTCTTCTCTCTCAGTCTGAAGTGTTTAGGGTATGGGGTACTGAGAGTACTGAAGAGGGTCAGCCTTATGTAGAATACTTCGGTCAAGGCTCTTCTACAGCAGCTGCAGCTAAGAAGATAAAGAAAAGTAGAGCTGGCGAGGCATGGAAGTGGTGGACCAGGACAGCCTATACAGGTACAGGGTTTTACTACTGCATTGTAAGCAACGAAGGATATGAGCAGAACAGCGGTGGTACTGCAACTTATGGTGTTGTGTTCGCATTCTGCTTCTAACCATGTAGATATGACTTCTAAAGTCATTCTGATAAACAAGCCGACGGGCGTTAAACGGGAGGAATTTCAATGTCGTTTCTTGATGCGTTGAAGAAGAGTTTGACTCCGGAAATGTATGCTCAGGTGACTGATGCTCTGGGCGATGACTTTGACTACGATCTGGTACCTAGGACCAGATTGAACAAGGTTATTGCACAGCGCAACACTCTGAGGGATCAGCTTGCTGGTTTGAGCGGCGAGCCTGGCAGCACGCCTAAGCCACCCAAGGCAGATCCTGATGATCCTGAAGTACCGCCGGTAGATACTGCTGCTTTAGAGCAGAAGTACAAGGACCAGGCGGACGAAGCTATTCGTGGAGTCAAGATGCAGTATGCAGCACTGTCAAAGCTGCGTGAAGCCGGTGTCGTAGATCCTGAAATGGTCTGGTCTTCCAATGTGCTGGACAAGACTAAGATTACGATGGACGAGCACGACAAGATTACTGGCATGGATGAGATGCTGACTCAGCTTAAGACCGATAAGGCTTATCTGTTTAAGCAGACCACTCCTCCTGCCGGTACGGGTAAGGACGGCGGTACCCAGTTTGAAGGTGTGACGACGCGTGATGCGTTCCTGAAGTTGGACGTTGCGCAACAGATCGCTTTCAAGCAAGCTAACCCTGAGATCTTCAAAAAATTTATGAAAGGTGAGTGAGTTTAATGCCTGGTACTTTTCTTGGTTACCCGTTTGACGAGGAAATCTTCCTGATGAACTGGCAGGCAGCCCAGGACCCCACTCGTACTGCTATGATCGATAGCGGTGCGGTTCAGCGCAACGGTGAAATCGCTCGTATGATTGCGAACGGTTCCAACCTGTACACGATTCCGTTCTACAATGTGATCGGCGGCACGGCCGACAACTACGACGGCACTACTGACATGACTGTTTCGGATCCGACCGGCAGCTCTCAGACTGGCGTTGTTTACGGCCGTATGCATGCTTGGCGTGACAAGGACTTCATTCGCGACTTTAACTCGGGTGCCAACCCGATGCAGCAGATTTCTGCTCAGGTCGCGAAGTACTGGAACAAGCAGCGCCAGAATCGTCTGATCGGCATCATGAAGGGCATTTTTGCCATCACTGATGACAATAGCGATTACTGGGATGCATGGCAGAACCACAAGACCAGCATTGTGTTTACTGGCTCGAGTGGTACCGCTGGCGAGGCTAACATGCTTAGCGAGGCGTCTGCTGCCGAAGCGATCCAGAAGGCCGTTGGCGACAACGCCGGTATCTTCTCCCTGGCGATCATGCACTCCAAGGTTGCTCTCAACCTTGCGAAGAAGCAGCTGCTGGAGTTCCGGAAGTACACCGATGCTGCCGGCATTCAGAGAGCTGTCAACATCGCGGACTACAATGGCATGACTGTCATTGTTGACGATGGTGTTCCTGTTACGACGAATGCGAAGGACAATACTGCGAAGGACTACACCACGTACCTGTTTGGTGCTGGCGCAATCCAGTTCGCCGAGGCTCCTGTTGACACGCCTGTCGAGGTCAGTCGTACCGTGCTGACTGCCGGTGGCTACAACGTCCTTGCAACCAGACTGCGTGAGACGCTGCATCCGAACGGCTTCAGCTACACGCTGCCGACTGTGTCGAACGGTGTTTGCTCGTCCCCGTCTGATGCTCAGCTGGGTACGGCTGCTCAGTGGAAGGTCGTCGTCGATCCGAAGCTGATCCCGATTGCACAGATCGTGTCCAACGGCTAAGGAGGTGAGTGCGCGTGGCGAACATTGGCTACGTAGACGTTACGTACGCAGACGAGTACGTTGCGACGCACTTCCTTTCAACCGATGACTTGCGGTTTACCTGGGAGGGGTTGAGTAATGAGGATAAGGAAGTGCTGCTGCAACGATCCTTTGAATCAATCGAAGCTCTGCCCTTCTCAGGGCACAAGTCTCAACCAGATCAACAGACTGCATTTCCAAGATGTCCGAGCACGGAAGTGCCTAACAGTGTCAAAGCTGCTCAGGTTGAAAACGCCATTGCGCTGTCCGATGATTCGACCTCAGAAGACGCCGCATTCTACGAAAAGCTTTGGCAGTGGGGAGTAGAGTCGTACAGCATCGGTAATTTGTCCGAGAGGACAAGTTCTGGTGCTTGGGGACGGGGATCTACTACTTCGTATGGTATTGTATCTGCGAAGGCAGCACGACTCCTTCAACCGTTCATGTCAGGTGGCTACCGAATTGCAAGGAGGCCAGTATGAGTCGAATGACGAAATTTCTGAAGCAGACTTGCACATTCGAACGTGCTAAGAGAGACAGTAGAGGAAATGTTCAGCTGGATAAGTTTGGCGAAGTGATCTACGAATCCCCTCGTCAACTTAAATGTCGTCGTGAAAGAGTTATTCGAGATGTGCAGACCAATACTGGTGCTGTACTCCGAAGCTCGACAAGATACTTTACCGACGAGAGCGTCAAGGTTAATGCTGACGACCGATTCGATGGTAAGGCTATCTTAGAAGTTGAGGAGTACACTAACCAGCTTGGCCGTACGGAAGGTTACGAGAGCTATGTCTAGAGGCAGTTCTGCAACAAGCACTGCTAGTGTGCAGCGAGCGATCAAGAACTTGAAAAAGTTTTTGAACACGCTCGAGACTGTGCCCAATGAGGAACTGGACAAAACGGCTGCTGCAATAAAAGCAAAAGCGGTTGCTCAAGCTCCTTATAAGACAGGACAGCTGGAACGTTCGATCTATGTGAATGCTACGCATACAAAAGGCCATCAAGGAATCCGTGCTGGTGCGAGTGCAAAATCTGAGACAGGTTACGATTATGCAGGCATTCAACATGAGAATACAACGTTCAACCATCCTATCAAGGGCAAAGCACACTACATTAGCGATCCCTTCAAGCAAGAAGTGTACAACATGAAACGTCGTATCAGGAGGAGGTTGAAGAAGCCTAAATGATTGCAGAGTATATCTACGATCTGCTGCCAGGTGATTGGCCTAAGGTAATTGGAGATCTCCCCGCAACAAGCACCACAATTGTTGGTGTTATGGAGTACGACGGGGCAACGAGTACCGAGTTCTTTGGTAGTCAGCACAACAGCTCAATGTTGCGACCGATTGTTAAGATTGTGATTCGTCACACCTCTTACGAGATTGGTCAGCAGTGGGCTACTGAAGCAAAGGAGATCTTGCATCGATATCACGACGATAAGCTGCTAAATGTTCTTCTGGTTGGTACTCCGATTTACTTGGGTCGGAGTCCTGAAAAGCTACACGAGTTCCAAGTAACTTTTAACACCATTATAAAGGAGTGATTTGAATGCCTGCGACTGAAAAGCCTTTTACCGGTTTAACCGCGAGTGTTAAAGTTGGCACTGGCGCGTCGGCGAAGACCTTGGCTTACATCTCCGGCGTGGATCTGAATCTGGATAAGGAAATTATCGAGATTCTCGCGTTCGGTATGAAGTACAAGGAGAAGGTACCTGCTGTCAAAGACTGGACTGCATCTATCGACGGCACTGTAGCTCTGGCTGCTGGTGGTACGCAGAAGCAGTTCTACGATGCATTCGAAAGCGGTGACCCGCTGACGATTGGCATCTATCTGGACGACACCACGTACTTCGAAGGTACGGGCTATGTGGCCAGCTTCGACATCAGCGCTGCTCCGGACGACAAGATTTCTCTGACGTCTGAGATCTCTGGCTCCGGTGCAACCACTCTGACGCTGCCCAACGGGGGCGGTGGCGGCTAATCAATCCAGCAGGGCGCAACTTCATAGAGGTTGCGCCCTCTCAACAAAACTACAAAATTACATTTGGAGGATATCATGGAAAAGTATAAATCTGTTGTCCTGGGCGGTGAGACTTATGAGCTGGCTACTACACTGCGTGTTGCATATCGTGTACAGGGCCAGAACAACCATAAGCCGTACTCTGAAGTGTTTGCCAGTATTGGCGACATGACGCTGGAGGATCAAGTCGGCATTCTGTATGAAGCCTTCTGGTGCGCTAATCCTACTGCACGCACGCAGTACACAAGACAGCAGTTCCTGGAGGAGTACCTCGATCACTACAACGTGAAGCAGATGATGCTTCAGCTGAAGGCCGTCATCCAAGGCATCATGGGTATCAAAGATGACGAGGTTGAGAACGCAACCCCTCAGCCGGAGCAGGAAGCGACTGCTCAACAATAACGTGGAATGACTTGTTTAGCTTAGGCTTCAGAATTGGTCTGTTGCCTGAGCAAACATTAGATATGAGTCTAGACCAGTTCAACGCCTGTGTTGACGGCTACTCAACCAGACTGCTGGATCAGCAAAAGCTAGCCGCTCAACAAGGCTACTGGGCTGGATACTACTCACGCGCAGCTCATCCTAAGTCCCTGCAGAGCGTTATCAACAAGATGGATCAATCTCAAGGTAAACCTCAAAAGCATGTATACGAGGTTGATGTTGAGGAGTTCCTTCGCAGAGAAGCTCAGTTTAAGAAGAACGGAGGTGGAAGTGTTGCCAACTGATTACGAAGAAGTAAGATATGAATACACAGGTAGTACCGAAGATCTTCAACGAGCTACAGATCGAGCGATCAAAATATTGGAGCGAGCTCAATATCAGATGGAAGCTGTATCAGAGCAGTCGATTGAGCCAGATACTTCGGGCTTAGACTTCTTGAAGCAGCGAATTAACCAGCTTGTGTCTGAAGCTAATAAGCTGAAAGACAGTCTTACTTCAATGACTCAAACTGGCGCAGCAACGAAGCAGGCCGTAGATGCTGCTAAGGAGTTGCAGAAAGCTGTTAGAAGCTTATGCACTGTATACATTGATTTCAATGACGTCAATGAGCAGACTACGTACCAGGTCAACGCAATGGCTTCAGCTATGCGTCAAATTGCAGCAGCTTTCAGGCGTGTCCAACAAGCAGCAGACGACACTTCACGAGCACTACCAGTGGTTACTGGTAGTAGTGCTCAGAGTTCCCAAGCACTGCCAGCAGTAGCTGCTGGAGGCAGTGGAGGCGGTGGCGGTAACGCTCTGACTGGAGCTATTGGAGCTATCGGCGGCGACTCCGGTAACATGATTGGCGCGTTGACCGGAGCTTCAACAGTTGCAGATCTTAGCCAGGTCCTGGCAATTATTCGGGGCATTATCAACGCGATCAAGCAGCTGATCAACCTGTACAAAAAGGTTGACAATGCTTGGAAAAAGTTTATCCAGTGGAATATCGATCAGCTCAACAAGTTGCTGACCATAATCCTTAAAGTAGTTGACGCTGTTGTCGATGGTTTAAACACTTTTGTTGACCTCGCTCGAAAAGCTACTCAACTTGTCGGCAATCTGACTACAGGTTTTGGAGCTCTGTCAACTGCTGCTGGGGCTGTTGCGGATGCGTTTAAAGACATTGTAGGTGCTGGCATTGGTGTTAGCTTAGCTGAGGCTATCAAGCAGAGCATTGACTTCTCCGAGAACTTGAACTTGTTCCAGGTAGCTCTTGGCAACAGTGCTGAAGCTGGTCAGAAGTTTGTCGATGCTATGCAAGAGTGGTACGGCATGGACCCCAGCAACGTTCTCGCTAGTGTCGGCTACTTCTATCAGATGTCTGATGCTATAGGTAGCAACACTAAGGCTGCTGAGACGATGTCTATGGGCCTGACTAAGGCTGCAAACGACATCTCCTCGCTGTTCAATGTTGACATTGAGACTGTTCAGAATAACCTGGCTTCTGGTATGCAAGGCATGTCGCGTGCTGTACGTAAGTACGGTATGGATATTCGTGCTGTTACGTTGAAGCAGACAGCGCTATCTCTTGGCATGGACGGTAACACCGCTAAAATGAACGAAGCTACCCTGCAGGGTCTGCGGTATGTTACTATGATGCGTCAGGCCAAAAATGCGATGAATGACTTCAGTAACACCATTGAGTCCCCTGCCAACCAGATTCGTATTTTCAAGGAGCAGATCACTCAACTTGCTCGAGCTATTGGTAACTTCTTCATTCCGGTGCTTCAGAAAGTTTTACCGCTGTTGAACGGCATCGTGATGGCCATTCGAGTTATCCTTACCTTCATTGGTACTTTGATTGGCTTAGACTTTGGATCTTTCAACTCCTCTATTACTGCAGGCGCTGGAGCTGCTGAAGATGAAGCTGACGCTCTGGAAGGTGTTGGCGATGCTGCTGCGTCAGCTAAGAAGGACATTGACAACCTGCTGGCACCGTTTGACGAGTTGAACATTCTGCAAGAAAAGGCTTCGAAGAGCTCTGGCGGTGCTATTGGCACCGAAATGGATCCTAAGCTACTTGCTGAGATTGAGCGCTTGTCTGCTTCGTTTGACAAGGTTAGGATGAAAGCCAATCAGGTGCGTGATGCTATTCTCGAAGTGTTCGGACTGACCTGGGATGGCAGCAAGATTCAGATGTCCACTGACGGGTTTATGCAGCGCCTGGTCAACATGTGGAAGAAAGCAGACTTTAAAGGCTTTGGTGCTGAGATTGCTAACCTGATGAATAAGGGCATCCAGTGGGCGTTCGACAACACTAAGCCTGAGAAGTTCATGGCCAAGATCGAGCGTGTAATTACCAACATTACAGATGGCATTCGAGGCTTCGTGTCAACTCTGGACTGGGGCAGCATCGGTGCAACGCTCGGCAACCTGTGGACTAATGCACTCTACACCGTCTATACAGCAGTTAATACCTTCCCTTGGGAAGAGGTCGGTAGCGCTCTGTATGACTATGTAGCTGGTCTGTTTGGCAACATTCCCTGGTCTAACGTATCGCTGACTTTGTTTACAGGTCTTAGCGGTATCAACAAGGCGCTACTTGCATTTGTTGATAAGATCAACTGGCCTGCAGTAGAGAAAGAGATCGTTACCTTCATCAATAATACAGTTGTAGAGGCTCAACGATTTGTTGACGGGCTGAAGTGGTCAACTTTTGCAAGTAACCTTGGCGTGTTGATCACTAAAACCATTCAACAGGTTGACTGGGCTGGAGCAACTAATCTGCTGTGCTCCTTTGTTGGCCAGATCGCAAGTGCTGTAACGGCTTTCCTTAGCAAGATCGACTGGGGTGCTGCTATTAAAGCTATTGGTACGATTGTCAACACCATGGTACTTAGTGTGCGTAAGTTCATCTCTGAGATCAACTGGGTTGCTATTGGTAAGGACATCGCCATGTATGTGAACCAGTTCTTTGCAGAGATTGACTGGGCTGCATTTGGCGATACCTTGAAGCGTACGATTGAGGGCTTCCTCGACGCTGCTGTTAGCTTTGTAGTTAACGCAGACTGGGATGCGATTTTCAAGGATATTGAGGCTTTCCTGGATACGTTGGACTGGGGCGAGATTATGCTCGAGCTCGTTCAACTGTTGATGGAAGCTTTCAAGCTCAAATGGAAACTGCGATGGGAAGTTCTGTCTAGCTTTATCTCAAGCTTCTTCTCCGAGCTGTGGAATCAGATCGTGTACAACTTAACTGGCGGCTTACTTGGTGGCAATCGCACTGCAGAGGTTGCAAAGCGTGCTACCGGTCATCGTGCTGGTTTTGGTGGTGGTAAAGTCACACCCTTTGCAACCGGCGGCGTAGTGACGAAGCCGACGATGGCTTTAATCGGTGAAGGTAAGCACAACGAAGCCGTTATACCGCTGGGCAACAGTCCACAGATGGATCAAATGCTCAACAAGTTCGCGCAGATCGCAGCAGCTCAAGGTTCCGCAACTCCTCAAGTCAATGTTTACATTGGCCAGGAGCAGTTCGATGCTTACACCTATAAAGCATCTGAGCGTGGTAAAACACTTATAGGTAGACAACCTGTAGTTTTAGGAGGTACCTAATGCCTAGACCTTCAACTATGTTTTCGATGCAGTCCCTCAATGGAGGGACTGTCATCAACATTCCTAATCCAGACAAAGCATCTGGTTCCAACTTAATTGCAACTCTAGTCAACTCTGGTCGTAATGCTAATGCAGTTGTCGTAGCGCAAAAGATTGGTAGAGACCAGGACAAGACAGAGATGCAGTGGAACTATCTGCCTAAGGACATCTGGGAGCAGATGATTCGTTTCTGGGACCAGAACTTCTTCTTCAACTTTACATACTACAGTAGAGTTGCAGGTACGAAGATTACACGTAAGTGTTACATCGGTGATAGAACAGACAAAGCATTTGACGTCGACGCTAATGGCGTACCAACTGCGTATGTTGAATGCTCTGCAAACGTGATTGACACAGGAGAGGGTTCATAATGAGTTTACCTGTATCAACAGCCTGGCAGGAGGCAATTCAAGCTCAGTTCCGGTATCCAGGCTATATGCGAGTCGAACTTGCTGTAGCTCCTCCCGGAATTACTGAGCACACGACTGTATCGTCAGTTACATCATGCCCGTGGACACGTGCATCTGACGTTATTGAACGTCAGAAGGTACCTGAAGTGCCCGTGCTCTCTTTAGAGCATAATAGATGGTGTCTGGATGGCAGTGCTATACCAGTTAATGACCAAAATCCCACTCTCAACAGAATGGGCTGGTGGTCCAAGGAGCCTGTTGAGGACAGCACTGCTACGGTATTCCAGTTCACCTTCGATCAGGCATACGACCTGTTCGGACTGTATATTCGCTGGGATCGGCAGACCTCCTCCTGGGCAACAGATTTCACATTCGAGGGGTATAATAACTCTAACGAGTTAGTCGCAACCAAGCACATCACAGATCCGCCAGCCTCTGATGGTTTCTACGAGCTGAGCATGTCTAGTGTGCGAATCATCAAAGTTACATTCCATGGCTGGAGCAAGCCTCATTGGCGAGCTAGAATGGAGTTCGTGCTATTCGGCAAGTTAATCGAGTTCTATAACGATCGTATCCAAAGCATGGACTATGAGGCGTCTGCTAATCTGTTGAGCAGCGATCTTCCTTCTCAACAATGCTCGTTAGTTGCGACCAACTACGACCGAGAATTCGACCCCACACTTAAGACTGGCGTAGCAGCGTTTTTGGCACGTCAGCAGCAGCTGAAAGTGAAATGGGGATTTGAGACGTCCTACGGTATTGTTGAGTGGCTGGATGAGTGGCCAATGTATCTTAGCAAGTGGTCCGTGCCTGCAGATGAGCGTGTTGTACGGCTGACTGCGATCAGCAGACTGCAGTTTATGTCTCGAAAGTATATCTACGGTGTGTACACTGGCGTTGCCTCAACTTTTCAACAGGTTGCAAATACGCTTATGCGCAACAGTAGTGTAATCAAAGAGGGTGCGTCTGAGCAGCCTTGGGAACTGGACGAGACATTAGCAACTCTAAAAACCAGAGCGCCTCTACCTCTTGACACAGAGAAAGCTTTAATGCAGCTGATCGCCAACGCAACTGGCTGTTGCCTTGATGTCAATGTTACTAATGGTTACGTGCGTATTCATAAGCCAGATGCAGAGAGTCCATACACCATCAGCCAAAACCAACAGCTTGGTGATCCCTCTTACAGCGTAGCGGATCGGTTGAAGCGTATTAAGGTTGGTCTGCATACGTTTGCTGCAAAAGATCAGCCTGAAGTTGTGTATTCGTTCGATGGCTCTCTGCAAGGTACGGTAACGTTACAGATTGAGTTCGACAGCGGCAATATTGTACAAAATCCAGCTGTAAATATCGAAGGCGCAACTCTGAAGTCTAGTACATTCTACGCTCGTGCTGGTATCCTAGTTATTCAAGCGCCGGCAGCTGAAACAGACGTCTCTATTGAGATCACAGGCACCGTAATTGAGGACTCGACAACATGGTTTGAGACCTACAACGATCCCAACATCACTGATGGTCTTGAAGTGTCGGTTGACAACGCTTTGATTACCGAGATGAACACTTTACAGGCTGTTGCTGCGGCAACAAAAAATTACTATCTGAAACGAACCACCACAACCATTCCCTACTTGGGCTATCCTGATATTGAAGTTGCTGATCAAATTAACGTGTCCTCGCTATACGGTGACTTCACCGGGGACGTGACGAAGACCAAACTAAGCTTCAACGGTGGCTTTGAGGGAACACTGGAGGTGCATAACTCGTGAGCATCATTGACACACTGATTACAGATCGAACTGCGACCGATGTGATCAAACTTAAGGCATTGATGGCTAAAGACTTCGCAGCGATGAGCACTGCTGAGCAGGAGGCCTGGTTGCTGGATTCGAAGGGCGCATACAATGCCTCTGATATGAATCGAGTGGGCACAGCTCTTAACTACCTTAAGCAGATGCTGGTGCATGACTGCGGCGCTATGCTCAACTGGACCGCAAAAACAGATTGGGTCTATACAGACATTCCAACATTAACTCAGACTCAACAGTATGCTCAACAGATTGCTAGTGTACGCAATGCTTTGGTGGTTCCTGAAGGTACAGCAAGCGCCCCTGCGATCAGTAAGTTGACCTGGCAGCAGGCTAATGATATAGAGCGAATACTGCAGGTATGCGATCAGCTTATAAAAAATGTAAAAGCAGCGTTTAAGTACACAAATGCAGCTGAATGTTGCGTGGGAGGTTTAATATGAAAGACCGGCAACCTACTCAAATTCTGGATAACGGAGCTATTCGATATGGCATATACGATGAAGCAGGTCAACTGCTTCGCTACGAGTATATGAAACGCGAAGATGCACCTACAGTTGAGGGCACACCTCTCAACAAGGCTAATTTACTGTCGGATGCTACTGCTGCTAAAATCTGGCGCGGCGCAACTAAGCCTGCCGATCCCACTGTCAACGATGCGTTAAGTAAGTTGACGGAAGGCACAGCACGCGTTGGTGATATCGAATTGTCGTCTCGAACCGACTTACCAGCTTCCTGGCTTCCCTGCGATGGTCGTTATATCTCGCAGGCTGATTATCCTGAGCTGTTTAACGTTTTGCGCGTGTCTGCAAGTCAGGGCAACTGGGACACGCAGGTCGTAGACACAAATAGTGCCCCCAACGGCCAGGGCGATATTATATCGTATGCAAACGGCGTATGGTTCCGCACTAGTACTCAGAAGAACCTCACGATGCCAAGATGTGGTACTCAAATGACAACATGAACTCGTGGCATGCGATAGCTATTGCATCGAATGTTCAGCAGCTTACTCCTGTGCACTACTACGAGAATAAATATGTCTGCATCGCCGTTAAGTACTTTCCAGCTAGTGGCCTCAGCGGTAGCTACTACCAAGATTACATCTACTATGCTGCTCAACCTGCTGGCCCGTGGACATTAGGCGGGCTTACTGCCGGCGAGGACTCTAGTTTCAAGCCGGGCGGCAGTGTTTGGGATATTATTACGGACGGATCCAGATACTATCTAGTGGGTAAGGAACAGGGCGCAATGATATCCTCTCCCAGTCTATTCCCGCCAGCATGGCAGAATAGTGACTTCGGCGGATCATCAACTACGAACAACTATTACAACTCTGTAAATAATATTGTGTATAACGAGTCCGATGGCTACTTCTACGGAGCCAAGGGTCGAACTGACTCTTTAAGTGCTTACAAGCTAGCTCGAACGCGAACTCCAGACAGCTACAACTCCTGGCAAGTCATATGTTCGAATAATGGATATTACAACGGTATTGCTGCTAGCGGTAATATCATAATAGCAACGCACGCTTCAAATAACAATTCTCGAGTCTATGTCTACTCGATTGACGGCGGTGAGACCTTTACTACTAAGACTCTCCCAGTGAATCCGGCAGCAGGCTCGCAACGCGATTGGGTAAAAATTTTTAACGGAATTATTGTGCTGGCTGCGCAAGAAATTAGCCAGGATGGCAGCAGTGTGCCTAAATTACTGTACACAGACGACCTGACTCAAGGATTCTTATCTGTAGACATTCCTGGATACGTAAATACCTTTGCAAGTAATGACTCTGGGTTAATTGTTGGCGCATTAGCGTCTAAGGGCGCTTCTAGTATCGATGTCTACAGAGATTTTACGTACGATGCGAAAAAAATCCCGACGATCACTCCGGACAATCGCAGTCATGCCTACATCAAGGCCATGGAGGAATAGATCATGCACGATAGAGCAGGTACTAATAATCTAGCAAACGGTGCTGTTCGATATGGCGTATACGGTGCAAATGGTCAACTTGTTCGATACCAGTGGATCAGACTAGAGGATGAGCCTTTAGCTGAGGAAACGCCACTTGTTGCTAACAACTTGCTAGCAGCAGCAACTGCACAGCAAATCTGGACAGCAGGCGACGCTCCTGCAGACCCCACAGTTAATCAGGCTCTAGATAAGATGGCTGAACAGCGTTATAAAGTTGGTGATATGCTCGTAACCGTACGACAGCTGGAGGCGCCTTGGCATGAGTGCGACGGCTCAACTTTCTCGCAGACAGAGTATCCAGACCTGTATGCTGTACTCGGCGGTACTACTTTACCAAAAGTAAGCTACTCAACCGATACAAGCACCTACATTAAAATGGCCAATGCTTAAGTACAAAGAACGATGGAACAAAAATGAGATGATGCGTCTCATTGTTGTGCAGTGCATTCAAGCATTGCAGTTGACAGGCTACATTATTGTAGGTACAAAACTGCTAGTATTTGTTGGTGCCTACATTCAAGCCATTCTCAACAAAACTATGATCGAGCTGCTGCAAGCCTTAGACTGGTCAACAGAAGCTACATTCGTAGCTGCTGCATTCGGAGGCGAGCTGCTACTCGGTATGGTGAAAAAAGTCTTTGTAAAGAAAGGAGAACAAACCAGTGAATAGTTATCTGAAGAAAAGACTCGCAGCTCTGTGCAGTGTTAAGTCTATCGTCACTCTTATTCTGACCGGTGTGTTTGCATATCTTGCAATCACAAAGCAGATCACTCAAGAGTTCATGGTAGTCTACACTGTCGTCATCGCTTTCTACTTTGGTACTCAGAGTCAGAAAGTTCAGGACATTCTTGCTACGAAAGGTGATGCTGAATGAAACTAATCATCAATAATACCATCAAAGCAAGCCGGCATGGCGGTAAACGCCCTCTAACAGCTATCGAAGCTATCGTGTTCCACTACACCGCGAATACCGGCACTTCGGCAACAGCTAAGGGCAATGCCCGGTACTTCGCAAATGGCAGTGAAGGTAGAGCAGCATCTGCGCACTACTGTGTTGATGAGAACAACGTTGTCTACGAATGCGTACCTCTGGATACTGTCGCCTGGTCTGTTGGCGATGGTTGGGGCGGCACGTGCGGCAAGTTCGTCAACAACTACAACTCCGTCAGTATCGAAATGGTCAGTCACACCGATGCATCTGGTAAGTACTACATTCCTCAACAGACCATGGAGAATGCGGCACGCTTGTATCAGATGCTGTTGAAGAAGCTGCCTAACGTCAAGTATGCTGTACGGCATTATGACGTTAGTAAGAAGAGATGCCCTGAACCCTTGATCGACGAGAAGAAATGGGCAGACTTCAAAAAACTGTTGAAGGAGGTGGACGAAGTGGTTGAGACTTCTAAAGTTATTGTTGATGGTAAGGAAGTAGCTGTCAAGAGAATTCTCAAGGACGGCTCCAACTACATCAACGCTCGAGATTTTGCTGCAGCACTGAATCTCAAGATCGGTAACCAGGGCAACATCGCTGTATTTACGACGAAGGAGAAGTGACATGAACATTCTGATTGCTGCTCTTAGTAGCAGTGCTCTTGCAGCTGTTATCTCTGGCGTGTTCACTTTGCTGTTGGCACGTCAGAAGAAGAACAACGGTATCGAGGCTGGTGTTCGCATTCTGCTCTATGAACGAATCAAGTACCTTGGCAACCACTATGTTGAACGAGGCTACGTTACTCGCGACGAGTACGAAGATTTGATCAAGATGCATGAAGTGTACCACACAGCGCTCGGTGGTAATGGTTACCTGGACAACTTAATGCTTGAGGTCAACAAACTGCCTCACAGCAAACAGGAGAAAGGAGCTTAATGATGATTCCCAACCTTATGAGTTACGAGCAGGTTATCCGTAACTACGCTACTAAACAAGGCTGCACGCCTGCTGTGGCTCTGACGCACTTCATGGTCAACCTTGCTGTCATGCGTGATCATTATAAAGGCTTCCCTGCTAGCATCAACTTCAGAGAGATTGGTCAGCAGTGGAATGACCTGCCTTCTGATCAGCGCATTAAGCAGCGCAACGATCTGCAAACTAAACTCATTACAGTAGCTCCTCGAACCAGAGGTATGTGAGATGGATCAAGACTTCATCGTAACGATGAAAACTTCTTCCCTGATGCAAAACCCTTCAAGGTTGAGAAGTACTTTCTCGACTAACTAAATAGGAAGACCTGGGCAGTAGCCCAGGTCTTTCTTTATGCTCTAAATTTCTTCAACCCATTACGCTCAAAATATTTTAAGTGTTGATAAGCATCTTTAACATGCTCAGTCAACTTAAAATCAGGCGTCTCTTTTACCTGCTCCCAGTCAGGTTGAAACCCACCGAAGTACTTCTTCACACTGGGTGCCTGCTCAACAACCTGAATGCCCATTTCAGCACACGTGTACTTGATCACGCCGATTACCTCACATGGGTAAAAGCTGTTCCATGCCAATGATTTTGCCATCTGCGGATAGAGGTTGAACCGCTCGAGCACTACAATCTGCGGAGCCCACTGGCAGATTAAACCAGCGACTCGTTGATGGTCTTTCGGCAACGTGCCGCCGAAATACTCATACGCTCCAGGCTGACTACCGTGCACAATCCAGCTCCGAACGCACCAACCAGTACTCTCTCCAGGGTCAAAAGCTAGTATGTCTAAATGATTACTCATCAGCTAAAGCCTCCCTTATGTCCTCTGCTTTGTTACGGTTAATTCTACCGACATGTTGATCGAACGAGCCAGTGCACTCTAGATAGTAAATGGTAACTGGATTGTCCTGGCCCATTCGTCTCAACCTATCTTCAGCCTGGTTGAGAATCTCAGGTGACCAATCTCGGTCAATAAAGATCATCAGTCTACAAACCTGCTGCAAGCCATCATAGCCCTGACCCATGGCTCCAATTGTACCTGCAAGCACCTGAGCACCCCGTTCAACAAAACAGCGCTTACTCAATTCATTCTGCTCTGCAGATTGTTGACCAGTGATCTTAACCGTCTCAACCTTATTAGCTGTAAGGTACTCAACCAATGCAGATATCGTCTTTTCGAACACAGAGAACACTACGAACTTCTCTTTTGGATTGTTGAGACAGGTCTCTAGGATCCACTCAAACTTCGGACCAGGCTCATCAGCACCTAAATACAGACCGGGCCAGGATGTCGTCTGCATTAGCCGAAGTGTAAGCACAGCGCCATTCGGTATAGTCAATTGCTCTGGTAGCTCGTCCAGCAGTAGCTGTTTCTCCTTTCGGTAAAGCTCTCGCTGCTTTTTACTCATCGGCAGCTTGATAACTTCACGAGTCTTCCCATGTGCAACCTCAACTGCACTATTGCGAATGCATATAAGGTCCAGCAACTGATTCAGTATCGCCGTATGCCGAGCATCATCAGTCAAGCCTACAATTCGATCTCCCCATGGTGTACGCTGAATCTTGCAGAAGTACTCAACAAAAGCATAGTAGCTGTTGCAAGCATAACTTGGATCTAGAAAGTTGAGGATGCTCCATAGATCGTCAACATAACGTAAGATGGGCGTACCTGTCAACGCAACTCTATGTCGAGCTGGAATAGACTTAACTGCTTTAGTCTGTTGAGAGGAGCGACTCTTTATCTTGTGCGCCTCGTCAACAATTAGATAGCTCCACTGAAATGCTCTGAACTTCAGTAACGTAGCTTCGTTGCGCAGCTTGTCGTAGTTAACAATCCAGAATCCTGGAGTCACTTTGCATCCATTTTCATACACATGAGCATCAATGTTCGCCCAGCGCTTCAATTGATCTTGCCATTGATATCTTATAATCTTGGGTGTCACAATGAGAGCCGTGGGAGCTCCGCTTTGTTGAAGAAGCTTAATTGCTTCTATTGTCTTGCCTAAACCCATGGGATTCGCATTGAGACAATGGGGTAAAGCGAGCATACGCATCACATCATCAACCTGATAGGGTTTCAACTGGTCCGCATTAAGCTGGTCCATTCGCTGCTGAAGATTGTCTGGTGTATGACGTAGCTCTTTATCGTTGAAGATACCTAAAACGATTCGGTTGACAAGATTGTTCTCCGCAATGACCCAAGGTTCGCCCTTACGCTGTCTCCAACCAAGCAGCATACTTGGATCCGGCGGATCGAGTACCTTAATGTACTTGTCATTTGTATACGGTAATATCTTCACAGTAGCATTACTCCTTCGGCTTCGGTAAGCCAGTTTCCATGTCCAGCTTATACATCTCGCCCCACTTATAGCCAATCTCTGCATCAGCTACAAACGGTACAGGACAGTCAGGCACGTACTGCAGCGGCGTAGTTGCCATCAACTCAACACACTTGTTACCGATTGTCTTCAGCACCTCTGGCTTATCCTCAACCTCGATAATAATTGAGTCATGAACCGTCGCAACAATTTGAGCTCGACCCTTCCAATTCTGCTGCAAGTAATCGTAGATGTTCATCAACGAGAACATTGCAAAGTCAGAAGCTGTACCTTGAATCGGCGTGTTGATATATTCATTCTGGATATGGTTGAGCTCAGAATCTGTCAGCACGAAATGTCTCTCACGTCCGAAAATCGTAACGCAAGGCTCACCTCTGGTAGCCATCTTGCGTCGATTCATAATATACTCTTTTACCTTAGGCATAGGAGCAAACCACTTGTCAATGATGCTCTGAGCTTCGCGCATGCTCTTCTTAAACTTAGTTGCGATGGATCCAGCACCACGACCGTATGCGATACCGAAGTTGATTGTCTTAGCTAGATTGCGCAGCTCCTTGTCTTTATGCGAGCCTTCACCAAACATCATATCGCAGACTGCATCATGCAGGTCCTGACCACTCTGGTAAATCTGAATCAGAGCCGGATCTTTACTTAGCATTGCAAGCACTCGAAGCTCGCACTGGCTGTAGTCGAGTTGAAGCAAGCATGTTCCAGGTGATGCTACGATCAGGTTCTTGATCATTTTGTTGCGAGGAATGTTCTGCATATTCGGATTCGAGCTGCTCAACCGACCCGTCTCTGTACCATGCAGGTTGAATGTGCACCGCACTCGACTATCTCTACACAGCACGTCTCGAATACCGACAACATAGGTTTCGAGGTACTTACTGTACTTTCGTACCGCTAAGATAGATTCCATGAACTCCTTAGCATCGGCATCGTCTTTGGACTCAACCTCTTCCATCAGCATCTGCATAGTCTCTGCATCAGTACCCGGTACAGGATGACCCACAACCTCGCCCAACATCCATTTCAGCTGCTTAGGAGACTTTGGACTGAACTCCATATCCGGATTTACCTTTGCTCCAGTTGCAGCACCATACAGCAGAGGATTCCAGTACTTACCCGCAACCTTGGCCAGACGAGCTTTCGACTCAACAATCAGCTTATCCAGCTCAGCTTCCAGCTCTTCTAGATAGTCCAAATCGATACGTGCACCTGCAAGTTCAACAGCGCCATAGGCTGTAGAGGCTCTACACAGCTGATGATAGATGAAGTCAGAGCCCGGTCTCATCAACTCATTAAAGCATTGATGAAGTCGATATGTTGCGATGCAATCTCGTTGCATATATGGGATCAATGTCTCTGTCGGAATGTAGTCATACATAAACTCCTTCAACGGAACTCTACGCTGCTTACACCAGTTGCGTTTCAACTGATCCAGCTCATCGTCCCAAGCAGGAGCCTGTAAGTAAAGTTGACCAAGGTCTTTCAGACCGTGAGTGCCTTGCTTCTCGTTGATGCAAGCAAAATGCTGAAGCATAGTGTCCTCATCAACATGAGCATCCAAGTTGCACAGGTACTTAAGCCTACCACAGTCAAACTTGCCATTGTGCCAGACATACTTGATGTCAGGCTGACTGAAGACTGTCTGCAACGCTTCCCAGACTTCGGGATTAGGCTGCAATGTGGTCTTAGCACCGACAATCGGGATGTCGTAAATAGCCAAGCAGTGGCTAGGCCCATACGCAAAGCCAATAGACAGCAGCATGTTGTCTTCCCATTCAACTCTACGAGTCTCAATATCACAAGCAAGCCAGCCATCATGCTGTCGAGCGAGATCAGGAAGCTTCTTCAACACTACACAAAGAGTATGAGGTTGCAATCCAGTAACTGAGTCCAGTACCAGATCTTTGTCATCCCATTTGTACTTCGGACTTGTAAAGTCCATAGTTTCAAAAGCTTTCACAGCTTCCGAGAAGTGCTCCAGCTGCATCATGTTGGTACGCAGAATGTTGGTCGGAGGCACAAGCAACGTCTTTGTTGACCATACGATCTTATACCAAGACATAACATCTCTAGTAGCCTTAACATGCCGGTCTTCCGGCATGTTAGGCGCGATCTGTTGAACGATTTTATCCATCGGATAAAGCCTCCTCTAAAAATTTTGTCCAAAGAACTGTAGCAGCAGAATGTAGAGACTTGCTAAGAGAATCGACGCTACTGCACACTGCAGAGCCAGCGTTGACAGGCATCAAATCCCAAGCTAGAATCTCGCCGGAATCGACTTCCGGTATAACCTCATGAATAACATTGCCGACGTATAGGTAACGACCCTCGTGAATGCCCTCAAAAAGTCTCTCTTGAGGATCCTTGCCTTTCAGATCCCTGTACAGTTGAATGGGTGCAGGATGCAGATTGTAGCACTTAATGTTATACGCTTTCAGGTACTCTACATACCACTTAGGCAGGATGCGATTATAGCCATGCAGCGTCAGTACGCTATTCGGTCTCAGAATACCAATGCTATTCTCCAGAATACTGCCGTGTGGACCAAACCAGACTCTCGGCAGTAGCTGTCCGTTGTATCCGAGATTGTTCGTGTAGATAGCATCTGGCTTACGACCAAGTCTTTCTGAGACAGCTTCGATCTCTTTTCCAGTATGCGAGAACATTGCATACCAAGTCTTATTCAGCCCCATTGCAGAACCCCCTAAACGCTTTAATGTTACGCTCGATATGCAACCACTGATCTGGCGATACATCTTCGTTGATCACGGTGTACAGCTTTCGAGTTTCCTTGTCCTGTAAACCAGAAGGACCATACTCGATACCAGCAAGACCATGTACAACTGGATTGCTAGTATCCACAGAATCGATCCAGTTGAATCCTCCACCCTGCTGCAACGCGCAGTAGCAGCTCAAATCCTGAGGTACAGCCACGCCCAGCAGATGATGCGGCTTTGAGCGATCAATCACACGCTGCTCATCCATCTCGATTAACGTTCTCAACCGACCTGCTGCAAGTCTCAACCAACGCGTAGAGCCCTTGCATCCAGTCTCATACCAAGAACAGTCGAAGCTAACACCGATCTTGTCACAGTACGGTGCAATAACTTTATAGCATCGCACAAAGTCGTCGTAGTTCTTACCCTGCACAACTCCGATCCGCTTACCAGGCAGGTCAGGATACTGTTTGATAAAATCGAAGAAGCGATCGATTGTGGCATCTGCATCTTCCAGAACATCAGGTACGATATACCAGGTAGGACTTAAAGCATAGACCCAGTATGCAAACGTGTCTGCGTTGAACGCTTCGCCCAGCTCGAATACGCTGTTGTCCAGAATCACGTCACGACCCTTGCGCAACGCCTCCTGGAACAGCTCGTAGTACTGCCGGTCCTCTTCGAACAGATGTACTAGAGCATAATCGCCATCTGTCAACTCTTGCACCTGATGAAAAATACTCTTAGGAGCTTCATGGTATGTCTTAATCATGGTAAATCCTCCACGGCCGCCCACACGGTTTCATCTCATGGCAAATACCGCCACAGTAGCCACACATCGGCACAAGCAGCCCAACGTAGGCCTTTTCAGCACACTCAACTGCATCACACATTTCTCTAACTACAGCTCGAGCTTCAGCTGTAGCCTGGTTGCACAGACGCTTATTTGCAAGCACCTGAATCTGCTCGCCATTGCAATCAATGATCATGTTGACTGCAGCATCCTGTCTTGCTGCATTTCTATCGTACTTATCCTGCCGATCATTACGCTGACTCCGAATGTAAACACCGAAGTCCGCAACATACGGCATATCGTGCACATGCGTGCGCAATTCACAAGCTACCCAGTACGGCACATCCTCAATCAGGAAAGACCAACGCAGATACCGAATAGGACTATGCCGAGCTCTCAAAATAGCATGGCGCCATTCCGTTGAGGGAACTACGCCTTCAGTGTAGCCCACTGTCGTCCGAGCTCTACGATTGACCTCTTTCCAGTCCTCATCGGTTGGAGCTTTCAGCAGTGTCACACGAGTACCAACTTTAGCTTCAATCATTTCGAGACCTCCTGCCGATCCAGATATGCGATCAGCCGATTGAGATACCACTGAGCTTTCTTCAGATCTTCGAGGCCATTCTTACCACGCTCTCGCGTAATATACTTCAGAACCTGGCCCTTAGCATACCCCCGATACTCCTCAGGTGTAAGCTGGTCTTCCATGATGCGAATGACTTCAATCTTACCACGGGTGTAGTGACTCGGATGATTTACATTATCATTTACCATAACGATCCTCCAGTTTCTTCACATTGTAGTTGTACAGATCTTCCAACGTGTAGCCTCGGCATGCTGCTACAGCTGTAAGATACCACAGCACATCGCCCAGCTCTTCCAGCCAATGATCCGGATTTTGCGGTATCTGCTTCCAAAGCTCACGCGTCGCAAGCCCCGCAACCTCGCCAGCTTCCTCAGCCAAGCCCAAGCAGGCAAAGTTGAGCAGTTTCGGTTCCATACCAGGATGCAGCTTAGCATCCTCGAACTCGAGCAAATGCTTCAACCGAGGCGCTTGCTCTAACGAGTTGCGCACATAAGTGTCAATTTTCTGCGTTTGCATTCTCTTTTCGCTCCTTCAAGTATTCTTTCAGCTCAGCTGTAGCACGCCAAGCATTTGTACCACTAGCAGTAACTACACCGCCAGCCAGCAGCTCCTTGTAGATATCATACATAAAGTATCTATCCACATCCAGGATCTCTCTAGCTGCCTTAAGGCTAATAGTGCCAGCAGCGATAAAGTTCTCGAGTTTAGGGTACCGAGTCAACCACTTTTCAGCAACTGCTTTATCCATTACAACACCTCCAGCAGTTATAGATCCATTTGTTTTGCAACTTCCATCAACAGCTTATCCGGAATGTAGCTTGCAGAAGGTCCAGGTCTCAACAAGCCTCGTGTGATCAAGTCGGACATGATCTTAGAGCTCTCGTCCTTACTCATACCTAAGATCTCTTGGAACTGGAATCCCTTAAAGCTCGATGCAGTCAATAGAGCCTTAATAGCAGGATTAACTGCAATCAGTGTGCGAATAAACTGCATATTGTCTGCTCGCTTAGCCTGAGCTCTCTTGAACTCTCGAATGTAATCGCCATATGCCATTGAGGGCTTGTTGAGTGTTACCTCCAAGAACTCCTCGGCCCAACGAACATATCGAGCATCAACTTGCAACCAGCCCGTCACAGGATCATAAGAGCCACTCGCAATAGCAAAAGCACATGCAAGTCTGAGCAGCTTCTCATGCACTGCAACGCCTACGATCAACGAGCCACCACCAAGCTTTGCATTCAAGTCCTTAGCACAAGCTCTAACCTCTGCCTTAGCCTCAGATGTAATCTTGATGTCGTCAGCCTCAATACTCCACGCTAAGCTAAACAACGCTCTCCATGGACCAACCTGCACAGGAGTATCGTAATCGAAATCGCCCAGCACATCAACGTCCTCACGTGCAGCTGAAATCACAAGATCGAATCGAGCTTGGTCCTCCATAACTGGAATAAACTCTTGGAATGCTCCAAAGCCCTTCCAGTAGAAGTCAGACAAGTTGCGACCGTTGCGCGGGTTGCTGAACCACAGCAGTCGTGTTCTAGCTCTAGCTTCGCCCTTGACAATCTTGTTGAGGGTAACAGCACCACTCGATCTTGTTGAGGAAAGATCCTTGATGTCCTCAACCTCCAGGCCGGAGGCCTCATCAATCATCAACAGACCGCGATCGTTCATTGGTATAGCGCCCCAAGTTACGACCCAGCTATCGCCGAATCGTTGAACACCACCAATGACACCTGTACGCCGAGCATTCTCACCGTTGATATAACCACCCATGCCCAGCACCTTAACAAAACGTTGAGCCATCTGAGACTTGCCGGTACGAGTATCGCCAATGCACATCGTGTCTAGCCAGCCCTTGATAACACCACCCTGCCAGGGTATCTCAGTTACGGAACAATACGTCAGAAGAATAGCACCGAACAGATCAGGTCTACCTTCAATGCCTAAAGAAGGCATCCACTCTTCATAGTACGTATTGATCAGATCCATCGCAGAATGAGCTTTAGCACCAACCTGCCTGAATCGAGCAATCAACTCAGGTTCAATGTTAGGCTGAACAGCTGTTACGCACTCTGCATCTCGAATCAAGTAGTAGTTCTGTTGAGTGGTGGGATCAGTGACTCTGCAAGCCTCGAAATCGTACTTCATGGTAGCGTTCAGTCTGTAGTCAGTGTACAGATAAACACCATAGCGATTCTCGAACGAAGCTTCCTCAAGACCATCGATGAAGCTTGCACTCTCCTGGAAGATCAGTGACAGTTGATGAGATCAACTGCTTCAGCATGTACTGATTTACAGCCAAACACTTGACGAGCATAGCTGTCTTGCGCCGAGTCAGGCGAGTTCATAAAGCGCAAAAGTTGACGAGGATCTACGTCGATTGTCTGAGTCAGGTCGTCATTCGCAGACGCAAAAGCTAGCGGACATGGCTTACTGCAATTTGCATTGCCGCACACACACCGCAACTTTACAGGCACTGTGTAGATTTTAGGCTCAACACCTACTACACTCATACCTCGCAACTTCATCCACGAGTTCAGATGCTCTGTAAACTCACTGCGAACAAGAGATACATCTTGAGCCTCTGTCGCAGCTTTGAGTTTCTCATACTCGAGATATGTTGAAGCGTACTGCCATACGTCAACAGCTGTGCCTGTAAGTTGACACGACGTGTAGTAGTCAACAAAATCTTTCTGCGGAAGTCTAATAATACGGATACTAGCAGCAATCGGCTTCAAGAGCTGGATGTATGTGTTTACGGACCGCTGACCAACTGTATCAGCATCCAGCATAAGCACAACATCTTTGCCGCTGAATAAGCTAATCTCATCTGATGGAATTGAGCTACCGCCTGTACCAGTTACAGCGTTTAGACCCTGTGACCTAGCTGCAGCACAATCCTTCTCACCCTCAACAATTACGATCTCGGACTTGTCAAACGCTATATAAGGCCAATAGCGTCTCTGTCCAAGACCTCGAACATTCAAGCACTTTGGCTCTTTCGTTTCGGCAATTCTACGTTGAGGAGGTAGATACCGACGAAGATTGACCCAGTAACCACGTCTGGATTTGATTGGGAAGATAATTCTGAAGTCGTCTAGCCCTAGCTTCAACTCTTCTATTGTTTGCTGAGTAATGCCAAAACTTTGCAGGATAGCTAAGTCCTTCGGACTCTTGAGCAACTGTTGATGATATTTCTCAACTTGCTGCTCTGTTGGAAATGGCAAGGTGCCCTTAGTCTCCCAGTACTCAAATGCATACTTGCCGATCTTTGGCTCCACATCAAAGTACTCTGCTAAGAACTCCTTCTCCGAACCACCCTTATTACACCCATGGCAGTACCACTCATGCGTAGTCGTGTTGACTGTAAATGAAGGCGTCTTGTCTGGATGGAAAGGGCAGTTTGCGTATAGCTGGTCACCTGACGACGAGGTGAACGCTATGAACTCGTCGTAAATAAGGGCCAATATATCCCTCCTCTGCTAATTGGAGCGACGAGTTGCCTCGCCGCTCCATGTAGTATCAAGCCGGCATAACCCTCTTGATTCTGTTGACGATATCGCCGTTGTAGGTCTCCTGAATGACTTTGGCCCTGACCTGCATGCCAAGCAGCTCGCTGACATCCATCTCGACCAGCTCGCTGGTGTCAATGCCCAGAGCATCGAACAGCTCCTTGACCTTCCACAGGCACTTGTCAATCAGAACGTAGTTGTCCCACAGCTTACGCTTGCCTTCGACGCCATTGACGTCGTACTCAACCTTCAGCATGGGGTTGCCGGTGCTGCTCGTGGTCTCTTCGATCTTAGCGATGGTCAGATCATACACGCCTTCATCAAGAGGCTCACGGGACGGGACGCTGGAAAAATCGAGGTTCAACATAAAGTACCTTCCCAGGGTAGGCTATTATCGTTGCCATCCTGTACCGACTTCATCTCGGGTGGATGATAAATTCTGCTCTTTCGAGCTGGCAGAGCTAGCTGGACTCGAACCAGCGATGCGAGAGTCAAAATCTCGTGCCTTAACCACTTGGCTATAGCTCTATATACTCCCGGTTTGCACGGTGACCCTACTTGTTTATACTCCGTTAGTGACTCCCTTTAGAGTTTGGTATTACCAGACGAAGTTGAACTTAGCCAGCTCTCCGTTGTCGATGATAATGTCCTGCGCAGTCATGCTTCTGTTGACAGTGGCTACGAAGTACACCCAAGTCGCGATTTCGCCTGGAGTTGCCCACTTACCGAGCATCGTCTCGTTCAGCACCTCTCGGTACATCTCTGGATTCTGCAGAATGTGCGCATTCGATTTAGTGACCACACCACCAGGTGAAATGCTGTTGCACGTAGCGCCATACTTAGCAACCTCGGCAGCTGTCCACTTAGTGTACGCAAGCACACCGCCCTTAGCAGCTGCATATCGCGGAAACTCAGCACCATTGTGTGCGCTGGTTGAGGCGATGTTGACAATAGCTTTGATGTTAGGCTGCAGTCCATACTTCTCAGTGCATGCGATTACAGTCTCGAGATTAGCCTCAATATTGTCAACGTCCTGATCCCAGCTACCAGCATTGTTGATCAGATACTCTACAGCACCAATGTCAGGCAGTGCAGACGCATCTGCAGCATTCACAATATGATGTCTGTACTGGTACTTGTAGTCCTTGATAGTGCTAGGCAGCAGATCGATACCATGCACCATGTTGCCCTGCTTCAGAAATAGCTCAGCAACCTTCTTGCCGATACCTCGAGACGTGCCAGTGATAACTACGTTCACTTCTCTACCTCCTCTAGATACGTCTGTCCAACATGCTCGTCTTCCCACTGCTTACTGACCTTATATCCAATCGGACTAAAGATCATCTCGCACAGCAGCTCCATAATACAACCTGTGAACGAGCACGTCACAACTTGTAGCATAGACCAGCCAAAGAAGACATGACTTACGACCAACGCGAATACGAAGTTGTCTACAAACTGAGCAATCATAGTAGACAGCCAAGACCGAAGAGCAAAGCTACCAAAGCCCTTCTGTGTACTCGCTCGACCGATGAGTGCGTTAATAACTGCATTCACTACAGACGAAGTTAAGAACGCAAGCGTGCTACCAGCCAGCACATACCAAGTACCGCCAATAGTGTTGTTCAGAGCCTGATTGATCTCGACCATTCCGAAATCGTAGAACGCACCCCAGTTGCCAGGAATGAACTTCACAACCAGCATAACACCAGCTACTAGCAGATTACACGCTGCTGCAAATGCTGAAATCTGAATAGCAGCTTTAGCGCCGAAACGCTTTGTGATCATGTCCATTACCAGGAAGCTCAGCCACGACACTGTAAAGCCGCAGTCGAGAGCCAGCCAGCTTAGACCTGTGTCGATTTCCTTGTTTGCCAGTAAGTTCATCAGAACAACTGACACAACAAAGAGAGCAACTACAGCACTCGGAACACTTCTCATCAACAGTTTGAACTTTTTCATGGATAATACCTCCAGTTTTATATTTATAACCTGGTTCTCTGGCACAGGTTATATTTAGTTTTTAGAGAACAGCTGCTTAGCTGTCGGGTTCTTGATGTCGACACCAACACCAAGACGAGTCTTGCCAGGCCACTTACCTTTCGACTTCGTTGTTGCGCAGTACTGACCCTGAAGATCAGTGTACGTGTGCACAACTACGTCGAAGTAAGCAGGCATTTCCTGAACCATCTTACCATGGATAGCAGGGCCGCCATAGATAACGCCGCTGATCTCGTCCTTGTCCAACTTCTCCTGCATAGTAAACACTTGATTTACTTTGCAGGCACGCAGCTGCTGGACTGCAAGCTTATTCAGATCCGTCATCATGC